CCAGGAACATCATGAGGGGAAAATAACGAGACTTCTTTATCTTCGATAAACCTTTCATAGAATAATTGTGATATTTGGATACTATAATCTAATTTTCTGACTCTGTTGTCCTCTGTGCCTTTATTGTTCTTGAGAACTAAGATGTCTTGGATTTCTTGGTGCCAGATGGGGAAGTGGACAGTCGCTGATCCACCTCTAATGCCATTCTGAGTGCAACATCTGACAGTGCTTTCAAACTTTTTGAGGAACGGTACAACACCTGTGTGTTGAACTTCTCCACCTCTGATTTTGCTGTTGATACCCCTGATCCTACCTGCGTTGATACCGATGCCAGCCCTTTGAGCGACATACTTACCAATGGCCATATCACTACTAAAAATACTATCCAAGGTGTCGTCAATATCAACCAGAACGCAAGACGCAAACTGCCGAATTGGTGTTCTGACTCCTCCCATGATTGGTGTTGGGATGTTGATCTTGTGTTTGGAAATGGCATCGTAGTATCTCTTTATGTAATGTAGTCTAGTGTCTTTTGGATATTCTGCAAAGATAGTTGCAGCAATCATCATGTACATGAATTGAGGAGTCTCGTAGACCTTGCCTGTACTTCTATCTTGAACAAGGTATTTGTCAGCAACTTGTCTTAGACCTGCATATGTAAACAAATAATCTCTATCATGATCAATCCAACCATTAAATTTGGAAAATTCTGCACTACTATATTTGTCTAGTATGGCAGAATCATATATTCCCTTATCAATACAATCCTCAATGTGCTTTGATAGATTTGGTATGTCATGTATCTTTCCATACAATTGTTTTCTAAGTGCAAATAGAAGTAATCTAGCAGCAACAAACTGATAGTTAGGGTTGTCTAGTGTAATCAAATCACTAGCAGATCTTATGAGGATGTTCTGTATCTCGTCTGTGGATATGCCATCATAAAATTGAAGTCCTGATTGTATTTCAACCTGACTTGCAGATACATTACCCAATCCATCACATGCAAGATCAACCATCTTATGCATTTTTTCAAGATCAAGAGGTTCAATAGAACCATTTCTTTTTTTGACTTTTGTCCCGTTGCTCATACTCGTTTCCAAGTTTGTAATTTTAGTTTTGCTTCTAAACCAGAATATGTATTTGATTCTAGCAGCGTTTTTATGTCGTGTCCAGCTAATACCATGTCATTGATATCTTTCTCACGTATATGTGGTGGAAAGATCACAACTTTGTGAGATTTCTCAATAGTCTTTGTAATTTTTGAGACAATCTCTCTGGATCTGGGTTCATTATCATAGACAAAAATGAACCTATAATTGAAATCACTGAGGTCAACATCACTACCACACATAGCGATACTATTTCCGATAAAAGTTGAATCGAAAGGTCCTTCGGTAACGTAAATCTCTTCTTCAATGTTTACTTTATCAAGACCATAAACTTTGGGTGATTTCTCGTCCAACATGACGGTGAGATATTTAGGTATGACATAACTATCAAGAGACCTACCTTGGAATCCAATGAGACTATGCTCTCTATCATAAAATGGTATCACTACTCGTGGGTGGTCATTCTTAGTCGTCTCAAATGTAGGTTTTACCGTGTTGCAAAAGTGTTTAAATCTGTTAGCATAATAAAATTTTGTAGGATTTAATTTTCTCTTCTTCAAATAATTTGCAGCACTATCATTTAGACTTGCCAAAGGCAGGTCTAATTTTTTCTTGAATACAGGTTTCTCGAATGTAAATACGGGGTCTGCCACGTTCCTATGTTTACCTGTCAGACCCTCCTTATACCTTTCCATGGTGTACTGACCATGCAATACGACATCAGTATCCTTTAGGAAGGTAGAGAACCCCTTAGACATGCCACAGTTATGGCATTTGAATATAAAACTACCCTTGTTTTGAAATAAATATCCTCTCGTTTTGTTCTTACTTTTCTTGGAGTCACCACAGTAGGGGCATCTAAAGGTATACAGATGATCCTTAGTGCGTTTGAACTTCTCCAAACGTGCAGACACCAATCCAATGTATTTGGAATCGATGTATAACATTTACTAATATAAACTTACTTTACTATAGCAGGTGGTGGTTCTATTTGCAATGTGCTCCTAAGAACTCTCTGTCCAATAGGGGATACAAGCACACTAATCACAGCTATCGACCCTGCTATCGTCCACATCTTCTTCTCTATAGTACGAAGGCGGTTGTCTACGAGTCTTATATCCCTCTCACATCCTTTCTTGATACTTTCAGCGTGAGAGTCTAATTTCTCTTCTACTCTTTTAATTTTTTCAAACAAAACATCGTCTATCTTGTTCTGTTTGTCTAGTTTTTCATCATGAACAGCAAGCAACTGTCCCATCTTGCTAGAGTTATCCTGTAAAGACTCTACAATTCTCTCTAGTCTTTCCAATATGGCAGTGGTGGCATCACTTTCTTTCACGTTTCTTCCTCCTCCTCATTTTACCCATCGCCTTATCATAACCTGCCACAGGACCTTCATCATCTGCTTTCGATGAGAAACCTGCCTTGCCTGTGTTACCAGGATCGGTAGACATCATCTCTTCTCGCATTTGACTCCAACTTTTCATCAGATTGAGTTTAGAATTACGTTTGCTTCCTTGTCAATTGGTATATCATCAAGTCCCGTCTTAGGAAAATCTGGTATACGATTCAAAAATAATAAAAATGTCTTCAAAACTGACCAATATTCCTTATCAATTTTAAAAAAGAGTAAGGGTATAGTACCATCATTAAATACGTTGAAGCATATAATCAAATGATTCAAGATGAGATGATGTTTCAACTCACCCTGAACCACATATTTCTTCAACAGTCTTTTGATATACTTGAATCTCTTTAGATCCTCCTCAAAGTCTTCCATAGTGGCAGCACGAGGATTTTCATAATGTTTAATAGCAAAGAGGAGATGATTCTCCTCGTTCAATTCATCAAATTTCATTTACATTATGCTGTAACTGTAATTGTCCCAGCTGCTGTACCAATAGAAGCAGCGTTTGTGATAGTAGACGCTGTATTAGTGCCTTTATCTTTGATAGTTCCACCATTCAATGACACCGCATTGGTTCCGATTGATAGTTCGTCATCAGCATCTGTTGCAGCATTACCAGCAGCAATTGTGAGTGAGAATACCAATTCATTACTGCCTGTACCTGAGGCATATGACAACGTGTGATTAGCATTTGTATCATTTACCACTGTAAGTTGTGGTGTGCCTGTTACATCAACCTCTTCATTGAATCTTACTCTTACTTGTAGAGTTCCACCATCTGATTTATCAAATGCTGTGGTGATAAATTCAATCTCAGTGATGTCTGCTGCACCAAGTGACACTGCTAGCCCACTGATAGCGACAAGTAGTTCAGGGTCAGCATCGGTATTATTATTACCTGATAATGCAGAACCTGCTTCTCTCACCCAACCAGTAGAGGTAGCATAAACTTCCTTCTTCTCAGCAGTTGTTAAATTCTTAGGCTTTGATTCATCAGAATCTGATGCTCCCCATAGTGGTGCCATTTTTTTCTTCCTTACGTGTACTTTTATTTAGGTTTACTACCTTGTTTTGATCGCTGACTCTACTTGTGCCAGTAGTTTGTCGTCCATGTCAGTCTTGGTAAGCTTCACTGCTTTTTTAAGTATGACAAGACAAACTTCTATGAGTTTCTCGCCCAGCTCTTCGTTCTCTGGGATTTTATTTACAGCATCAGATACAATTTTTGATGCTATAGGTAGCAGAAATGATAACATGATAATAATTTATAGCATATTATATATGATTATTAGTTGTCAGGTCTAGTGACAAGTTTACCTTTGTTTCTGAGAATATTAGCAATTGTTCCAGCAGTGTCAACCTTTCTACCTGTGCCAGGTTTATAATTTAGTTGATCATTTTTTCTCTTTTGCAATCCAGCCATAGTGAGACCAACTGCACTTAGTGCTGTCAAACTCTCATTAGTTTTTTTCTTCTTATCAGTCGCTACGTATGTAGGTTTTGCTGCTCCAGACTTAGACTGCTGATTAGGATCTGCTTTCTTCTTACGTCTTGATGCAGACAGTCTTTCTGCCTTAGTCATCGACGCTCTCTTAGATGATGATACACACTTAGGTGTGCCCTCACCTTTCTTATCACTAGCACATGTGCCACCTGTGACTACGTTTACCCAACCAGATTTACCATCCTTAGATTTAGAATCCTTGAACCAACTGTGAAGATTACCTTCCTTTATTTTGGCAAGATCTTTATGTAGTTCTCTATGTTGTTTTTTACTGTCACCAGATCTCTTATTAGACTTATCCATTCTCTTATTTTTACCTACAGTTTTATATCCCTTACCAACACCAGCGTATCTCTTCTGATAGAAATCTTCAGACACACCTGCTGATCTGAGTCTCTTTGCCTGACTCTTGTGCATAGCAACTGCCTTGTCCAGTTCCTTTGCAATGCCCTTCACACTCTTCTTCTTCTCATCTTTTGCTTCCTTCATTGCCATCTTTGTGGCAGTAGCATACATCACAGACTCACCGTCTTTACCATATCTCTTGGTAAATCCTTTCTTGTCCTTCTTCATACCTTTTACATAATCTTCCTTCTTCTTCTTTTCTGGTGAGGTCATCGTCCTCTCAATCATGTCACCTTGTGGTATATAAGAATCACCACGATAAGCGGTGCCATCACCACCAGTATTCATTCTACCTGTTTTTGTTTTATTAATTTTTTTCTCAACACTCTTTAGATTAGGTAGACCCATTTCATTTCTACCAGGTGTTAGTCCCTCATTAATTTTTCTTGCCCATGCTGCCACTCTATCTGACAATGGTGATCCGTTGTAAAGTTTCTTCTCATCAATAATCATTGGTAACTCATTTTCATATGAGTTGTTACATCTCCAACGACGACGTGCTGCCTTACCACGAGGTCCTGTCCATGATTTAGAGCGATCACAGAAAGCCTTTCTTCTCTTCGCTGCTTTAGACCCACGTTTTACTTTACCAGTTACAGCAGTCTTTAATTTTGAACCTGGATTTCTACGACGATATGCAGCGACTCCTTTTGCAGTCATACCTGCACCACTCTCAGTGCTTCTCTTGTGTCCTGACTTGACACTCATGCCCTTCATGTCGTCTTCCTTGACGAGCATGCCACCCTTACCTACCTTGGCACCTTTAGGTATAGGCATACATTTTTTTCTATCATGACAATAATATTCACCCTCACCACAAGACTTTTTTCCCTCTGACTGCACCCCCTCTTTCATACTAGGTTTGATTTTTGATGTCTTAGAAAGTGTCAACTTGGTTCCAATCTTGTCAAGATCTCTACCACGTTTCTGGTCTTTCTTTTTCTTTGATAGTGTAAGTTTTCTTGCCTTCTTTGTGACCTGTCCTAGAACTGATCCGCCAGGATGACTGCTGTCATAAGGACTTTTCTTGCTATGATCGGTGCCCTCATTTTTCATTTTATTTTTTTCTTTCACTTTATCATCTTCTTTCTTTTTCATCTTGGCATCATTCATTGCCTTCATTTGCTCTGAATTTGCCTCTACCACATCACCTTGAGGTTCATATGAATTATAATCTGTTTTCATCAGATGTGATGGATCTCCACCTTTATCAATTATATTCTTCATATGTTGAGACTTAGTTATAGTACCATTAGGATTTGTTTTTCTATAATCATCTCTTGCCTTTTGATTTGCCCTGATTTTATTTCCAGCTCTTGTTATAAGATCTTTAAGAAAATTCTCATACTGGACACTATCTCTTAGATCGTCGGGCACTCTATCCTCACTACCAGATACCTTGGCAGCATACTCCCTACGTTGTAGTAATCTTCTACCTTTAGCACCTGCGTCCTGTGCTTTCTTTGCTACTTTTTTACGGGTGCTTTCGCTGCCTCCGTTTTGATCTCAGGGTTAATCTCAATCTTATTCTTTACACCAGTCTCTTTGATATCTAACTTAGGATTCTTGACTGCCTCCTCTACACTCTCATTTTTAGTGCGACCAGATCCTTTAGGTCGACATGATCCTTTAGCACCTTTTACTGTGCCTGGCACTCTCTCATGAGTCTTCCAACACTCACCTACCATGTCACCGAAAGATTTCATAGGTATAACGATTTCAAGACTTTCTTTTTTAGTCTTACTTTTTCCATAATTAGCAGCACCTACTTTACGACACTGAACTAATCTTCCTGAAGCGTAAGCAGATGGCCATACACTTGCACCTGCTTTTACCTTATGATAACAAGCGTCCTTCTTACCACTTCCCTTACCCTTTTTATCTGACTCATCTATTATCTCACCTTCTGGTTCATGAGAGTTTACCAATGGTAAGAAGTTAGGACCAAGTCCACCACCTGCTTTATATCCCTTAAAACCTTTACTCTTACCTACAGCATATGCAGATGTAGGAACATTTCTAGATCCATAATCACCCTTAGTCAAGGTAATCATTTCATCTACTGATGAAGGTGTGCCATCACCATGCTCTAAAGGGTCACCATTAGCATCTTTCTGGTGATGCTCCATTCTAGTTTTCTTGTTTGAATGATGACTATCATCACCGAATGCAGGGTTATTTTTATATGGAGCAGATTGTTTTTTCTTTTTCTTCTCCAACATTTTTGCTTTCTTATCCAAGAAAGACTTCATTGCCTTTGATTCAAATTGAGGATGCTTACCAAGTTTCATACCTCTTTTCTTTTCAAGTTTCTCTTTTCTTTCTTTCTGCTTCTTGTCTCCAAATCTCATGGAGACTTTTTTATCATCATACTTCTCTTCTTTCACACTTGAGGTGTCCTGACCGTCTGCCTTACCACCTTTTGCTTTCTGTATCTTGTTGTGAACTACACCACGGTACTCCTTTGCACCACTCTCTATTTTACCATCACCATCATAGTCCTTCTTTGCTTTTTTCTCTTGCAAATAAGGAGATCTTAAATCATCAAAGGATTGTGCCCAAGGATTACTCATCTGTTTCCAAAAACTTATCGTATATTATTTATCAAAAGTCAACTGGCAACATAAAATGAGACTCTTTTGCTTCAGATACCCAACACCTAAACATATTTTGATCCTCATCTAAACATATGAGGTGATTAGCACCTCTTCTTATTACTTTACCTTCTTTACCTCGTGATTCAATCATCGAACCAACCTTGAATATATCACCAGCGATATATTGTTCTCTTATTGTTCTTTCCTCTGCAGGTATTACGTTGAGCATTACAAAGTTATACAACTCACCGTTCTGTTCGTACGCTAATTTTGAGATTGCTTCTGCTCTGGATTTTCTAACCACAATATTAATTGCATCAAACCCATTTTCGTATAATGATTGGAGGACATCGTATATTGTCTCTGCGTTGGTGTCATCGATGATGGACTCACTAATCTTAGGGTAAGCATTCTTTAGTTCCTCAATGTTGCTTTCTCTACTTGGAAATATGTAGAAAAATCTATTCTTTGATAACTCCTCTACAGTGCTGATAAGATTGTTTGATATCTCCTCATCATCAAACTTATCAAATGCTATTGTCAAAGGTCCATTATCTTTTGCCTGACCAACTAATGTTCTATCACCACCTTGTTGTGGTGCTGCAACTTTTCTATCATCAGGAGTGGGTGGTTGAAGTTTGAGATTGTTTACAATGTCTTTTGCAAATGTGCCACGACCTCTATTGACTGTGCCTACACTTGATCCACCTCTACCCTCATCTTCTTTGGCACCACCACCACCAAAATATTTGAGGTCACCTGCAACTGTTTTTGCAATAAGTTTACCAGTGCGATCATACCAATCACCGTGCCCGTCGCCTACCAATCCCAATCGCTTTGCTTCTTGCGATGCTTTGGTAGTCCTTGCTTCTGTTATGAATGTTTGGAACGCTTTCACTTATCTGTTTGTAGATTTTTTGTTCATTTTGTTTGATAAACTGCAGACCTGCATTTCTCATATGAATATATTTATCATCTGTCTCAGTAAACGCTACAAAAAACCTCATGAAATCTTCTATCTCACGTCTCTGTAGTTGTTTTCTTTTAGGTGAGATGGTGTACATCTCTACAAGAACATCTAACAACTCTTTCATTTCCAATATTTAACTATAGGATGCTCCTCAATATTTAGAGTATGTGGTTTAGGATCTTGATGTAAGATAGCAATTGAATGTTCCTCAGACATTCTCATCCATGTAGTATCATTCCATTTTTTACACTGATCCTTATATCCCTCTCTATAAGAATAGAAAATTGGTGGAAGTGGTTTACGAATTATTTTTTCATTGTGATAAAAATCATCTGTGCCATGGTATTTGGCAACATAATTTTTTGGATTCTCCATATATTTTTCATAAATTTTTTTATTATCTCTCCATATCATACAACTTGAATTGAATAGTGATTTGTTTGGATTTGCCATTTGATATGTTCTACCTTTCCAAGTTGATCGTATAAGACTAAAATTATTACGAGGTGATTTGGCATCATGTGATAATAGTTTAGATATATCACCATGAATTATAATATCTAAATCAAAAAATATTTTTCTATCATACTTTCTAAGGTATGGTGAGTCAAATAACTTTATTTTACACCACACAGGCCACCAATTATCCCAATCTCTTTCTACCTTATCATCTAAAATAACACACTCAGCGTTTACTCCTTTAAAATCATCAGTGAAACATAGAAAATCTGCATCACTATGTCTTCTTACCATATTTTCAAGTTTATTGACATACTCAGCATCATACTTGTCACCTATCTTCAGACAAGTAAAACAATAATTATCTGTCACCTGCTTTCCTATTTTCTGAATAAAATTCTGAGAAGTGTCCCTCAGGATATCTCTTCTCTAATTTTTTTATATTCTTATCAAGCACCTCATCTAGATCAATATCCAATGCCATGCATGCTTGAGCAACATACCACATGATATCACCAAGTTCTATCTTTAGATGTTCAAGGTTATCTTCGTTGCATGGTTTGCCTTGGAATATTATTTTTTTGACGATCTCCATAAATTCACCAGACTCGGCACTAATCCCAACACTAGCAGTAAGAAGGCGTTGAATAGCGACAGAACCACCAAGCTCTTGTAGACGGTATATAAAAGCGTCGGAGTCTTTAGACTCTGTGCTAGTAACAGTGTTGACGAAGCGTTTGTAATTATCAAAATTTGAAGTCATCGAATTTAGCTTTAGATTCCTGTAACTTATTATACTCTTCCGAATCACCATCGTCAAGGATGTCAGTTTGTGCTGACTGTTCACAGTCATATAATCTCATCTTTGCACGATCTATACCAACAACAAATCTTTTGTTTATTGTGGGATCATTGTATCTATTTTTCAATTGCTTGACCATTATTTGATCAAGTTCTTCCATATCTTCGGTGCTGACCAAAGCAAACATAAGATCAGCAGTAGCTGGAAGACCAAAGCTTTCTGAAGTGTCAGTAAGAT